AGCGATAAATTCCAGTTTTGCTTTTTGTCCAATAATTGCATGTTCCTCAAACTTAGCCGCAGTCTTGCGGTTAAATTCATCAAAGGTCCGGGTTTTCTCGGCTGATACTTCAAACGTGACCGGGCCAAAGGTTCCAATCGCCAATCAAATCACTCCTTCAGACGCAGGCGGACCGTCGGCTGCAGTCGGCCGGCAATGGGCTCGCCGGTAAAACTTATCCGCGTAACTTCCACCCTGGGCTCAAACTTCTGAATAGCCTGCACTATTTCGGCGGTCAGTTTCGCTTTGGCTACTGGCAACGGCAAATCCAACAGTTCCGCATTTACGCCAAACGCCCGGTCCAACGGCACAGAATACACCGGCGTTGCCAGGATGGTCCGGACATTCTGAAATATTTCCTCGGCGGTTGTGGCCGGCGCAAAATTTACAGTTGTACTTGCTGCTGCCGTGATTTCAAGTTCCATAGGGTATCTATCCTCCCGCAAATACATTATCGCTGCCCTCGGCCATCGTGTCTCCACAAGATATGCCATCACCAATACGACAGAGCGGGCGACCGTTTGCATATACGCTGCTACTTCCGCTGCTGGCTACTCCTTCGTGCGGCACATGATCCGAGCATGCGCCATGTACGTCCCAGCTATCACCCAGCCGATGGACGCCGCGACCATTACAAAATACATTCGGGCTGGCCTCAGTATTGGGCCTAGCGTGATAACAATGCGGATGACCCGCCGATAAATCGCCAAGTCTTACAATTCCCGGCATTCTTAATCCCCCTTAATTAAAATCAATTCGGCCGCCTGCCAAACGAATATTGCCTTGCGCTTCTATGTCTATATCACCTTTGCACCTGATTGATAGGCGATGGCTCTTGCGGTCGTATTCCACGCTTGTTCCGTCGTCAAACCGCACATGACGCTTATTTGCGTCATTAACCGGCGGCAAATCCTCATCTGAATAAAAAGCCCCAAGAACAAAGCCCTGGGCGTTACCACTTGGCAAAAACAGACATAATACCTGCTCGCCGACATCCGGCAGCCAATAGTCTTTGTTTCTCATAGACTGCCGTACAATCACTGGTAAATCGTACGAAACCATGTTCTCACGATCTTCAAATACCACGCGGACAGTTGCGTTGGCCGGATTAATCGACGACACCCGGCCGACCCTGGCCAAATTTTTCAAAACAGCATTCATCAATACCCCTCCAACACCCGGCGCAAATCGACCTTTACTTTATAACCACTGCCGGAGTGAGTCGCTTCTTCAATAAAATACTTTCCGTCAAGCCTGCCGTAGCCTTCTACCTTGACAGTACAGGCAGCCAGCAAGCGAATATCACCTAGAAGAGAAAACGACATCTTGGTTTCGCCGCGATTTTGTTTCCGGAGTTTCTTCTTGGCCAGCTTTTCGGCATTGCCGATACTTCTGGCCCGTTCATTAATCACCAGTGTTTTTCCGGTGGCCAGCTTATTCGGCGCGGTGTAAGTATAGGAATAGGTCTTTTTCGTCCTTGCGTTATAGTACGACACCTTGCAAGCAGAAAACACATCCCTGGTTGAGGTAGAGAAACTATGAGACAGTATCCAGGACTGTCCTCGTTTGATCGTCATAACCGGTTCCATAGCCTCATATTTCTCATCATCAAAGATCACGATTTGCCGGTCAGAAACTTTCAACGACAGGCCGGCATCCTCGCAGGTTTTCTGGAGAAAAGCCAGATCGGACTGCTCGGTCTGCTCGATCCGGTCATGCTCCGGATCGTCGTCGGTATCATAAAAAAGAGACAGGCCAGCGTTAGTGGCTATCTCTCCCGCAATCTTAGACAGAGTAACGGCTTCCCAGGATTTTGTTTTCTCTTCGCCGCGTAGCGACGCCGACTCCGGCACCGACAGTGCTTTAATGGTGATAGTGGATGGACTGCTACTTCCCTCAATCTCATCAATTTCAAACATGCCTAGCGGCAATTCTTCGGTTTTATCCTGCTCTGTCCAGTGCTCAGTAATTAAAGTTGCCTTTAGTGTTGCCCCTTTATCCGGCCACCAGTCGCCTGTCCAGAGCCCCTGCCTGTCCTCCAGTCTGATCTGCAAATCATCAGCCTTGCCGCTGGCATGATCAGTATAGGAAAAGCTGAGCAGGTACGGCACCAGGTCGGCAGATATGTCTTTGTTGTCGTATAGGAGCTTTAGCCTTGCTCTGCGAGCCTGCATGTCATCACCTCCTCCATGGCGGCAAAACGGTCGATACTGCGACTGAAATGTCGGGAACATTAATCACAATGTCAGCAGAGAAGAATACGGTTTCCCGGTATTGCGGATTGGCCTCAATCAGCACCGACATCTGCCGTTCGTTGCCGTACATTTTATAGGCTATGATATCCCAGGTATCTCCCTGGGCAGTCGTATAGTTACGCAAATGACAGCCTCCTTTGCCGTGCTTTCCAGACATTCATCCTGCTTTCAAAATCGTCCGCTTCCTCCTGGACTACCCGCCGGACTTTGCTCTCGACTTCCGGATCTCCGCCATCCAGGTATACCTGGGGAGAGAATACAAACGTATCACCGCCGCTACCGCCATCTCCCCTGTCCGCGAACTCGGACAGGGGAGATGGACCAAGGCCCATCATCTGGCCCGCAGTCGCCCATAAGGACATAGCCCGGGAGCTACCGTCAAGCGGGATGACCGCTTCCGGTCCCTTCTCGGCAAACAGGCCAACATGCGGCGAAGTGGCTATTGTGCCGCGAGCATAGGCCGGGATATTCATGGAGACATCCGCGCCGGCCGCAACGCTGCCGCCACCGTTAAAGAGGTTTTTGACCCAGGCTGCCTTTTCACCGATCCAGTCCATCGCCCCGCCAAAGCGGCTATAAATGCCGTCAACAAACGCCTGCAGAGCCGCTGTAGGATCGTCCCATAACATTGTCCACCACTGTTTCACTGTATCCCAGTTTTGCATAAGATAATACCCGGCCGCCACCAACCCGCCGATGCCAACGATGAGCAAACCGAGCGGATTGGCTGTCATGGCAGCATTCCAAGCCCATTGGGCCCCAGTCCATAACCAGGTGGCCGCAGTAACGATCCCGGTCCATGTCGCCCGCAAAACGAGTTGTCCGACACCCATCACTGCTTTGCCGGCAGACATCGACGCATTCCAGGCCCATTGCGCGCCAGTACCTAATTTAGTAGCTAGCTCAACCTTTTTCGACCATAAATATAAATTTGTAAACGGAGATATTACAGCCCATCCGGCCCAGGCCAAGGCCGTTAAGGCGACAGTTCCACCAAGAACGGCCGCAGTCAATTTTATAGCGCCACCGCTAAGATTGGGGTATTCCTGACCCATCTTCGTAAGCCAATCGGCGCCATTACTCACAGCACCGGCCAGCGCATTGACTTCTGGTAGCAGCACCGAACCGAAACTAATGGCTGTACGAGTAGCTGCAGCCCTTGACCTTTCCAATTGCCGCTCAGTGTTTTGCGACTGGATGGCAAATTCTCTGAGCATACTGCCTTTGGCAGCTTCGGAGTTACCCATTTTTATAACCCGCAGGAATTCCTCGTAGTTACCGGAAATTTTGGACAGGTTGTCAATATGCTCGGCCCCGAACAATTCAGCCAGTACGTTATTCCGACTGGCCGCGTCTAAGTCACGAATGCGCTCGAACAGGTTCATGATCGTGCCTTCGGCATCAGTAAGCGCGCCGGACTGCAATCCCTCCGCTGTAAGTCCCAATTCCGCCAAGGCACCCTTAAATTTTTTCGATTGTGCCGGCGCCGCCGATATACGGGTAAACAGCGCATTCAGCGCCGTTCCGGCCGTCTCGCCGGTTTCGCCCATCTGCAACATGGCCGTGGACATCCCGGCTAGCGTGGTCCGGGACAGAGTGGGCATCATAGACTGGACACCGCCAATCCTTTTCAATACCTGAATGATATCAGCACCAGCCGCGTTTGATCTGTCATCAAGAAAGTTGACGGTGTCAGCCAGTTCCACCAACTGATCAATTCCTTCCGAAGTTTGCAGACTGATGCCCATAGCGCTGCCGATTTTGGCAAAATCCTCGGTAATTTGCTCCACTGGTTGTTCAAACGCCGTGCCCATCATGATTCCAGTCCGGGCGAACTTCTCAATGTTCCCCATGCCTTGAACACCTGATTTGGCTGACATGGCAAATGCTTTTGCCATGGTGTCCGGCATAATCATCATGTCTTTGCTAGCCTGCATGACCTGGCTTTGCGCCTGATAGTAGACCTCAGTCAGCTGGCCAGCATCGTTCCTGGCGCCGTCAACCTGTTTAGCAACCCCGGACATAGCGGATTCAAAATTCACGGCCGTGTACACCGGCCCGCCGACCATGGCCGCAGTTTCCACCGCACCCATCATATTCGCTCTCGCGTTATTGCGGGATTGGTTGACTTTATTTTGCATGGCATAGGCTTTTGAATAGCTTTTCTGCCGCTGCTCGGCTTTGTAAAGTTGGGCAGTTAATCGCTCATACGATGCAGAGTATTCCAGGACCGAAATAGCGCCTTTTCGATGCTGGGTATCCAACTCTTTCATTTGTCCTTTTAGGCCGGATACCCGTGTGTTTAACTGCGTCAGGCGGTCAGAGGCGGAAGAAAACGCCTGATTAAAGTTCGGCCCCATTTTAGCCATGATATTAAATGCGACTTCATACATTCGGCCCATTTACTTCCGCCCCTTTCGCTGCTCTGAAATTACAGCAATCCATTCCGCCATTTCACGTAACGATATACTCAGCCAATACGTGACCGGTGAATGCGTTTCCTGGGAAAGCCGCAAAGCCAGCCTTCGAATCAGTTTAGACTGATTTGACCCCAGCCCTATTCGAGCAAAAAACTCTGCACTTCTCCTGTCACCCGGCTGAATTCTTTGGCCGGCAGCGCATTCACCAGGTCAGCGGTAAGACCGGCAGCCCGCGCTGCCAGAATCGCCTGATACGCTTTCGATGATTCCAACATGATGGCACGTACACCCATAGCCCGCGCCTCTGTTTCCGCTTCGATCATATCTTTGCCGGTTAAGGCATCCATATCAAGCCGGATCTCGGTATATTGCTTGCTCTCAAATAAAAATGGCTTGCGAAGCGGTACGGTAATAACCGTTTCCTGTGTTGATTTTTCATCAAGGTTTTCCATGAAAATCCTCCTTGTGTTTTGGATAAAATTTGCATACAATAAAGCTGAGGTGATCGTATGCTGATCCTGCGCATAATTGTTTTGTTACTATCCTTGCCGTTCGGCTGGCTGGCCGCCGTCATCCCAGGTTACACCGCCGGCCAAATCGTCGCGATGATTGGTCTGCCCTCCGCCATTGGCGAATACCTTGTTGGCGGGATTGTCTTGGTTTTGTTCTGTGGCTACTTCCAGGATCGCATCACGCCGCCGAAAAACGCATAAACCGCATGATTTAGGCCGTACCCAGTTGAGGGCACGGCCTTTTACTTTTTATTGACCGCCCAGCGCCTGGCGCACCTCGGCCAGATAATCCACACCGTCAATCTTGCAGATAAAGTTCAGCTTATCGATCTCGATGTACTCTTTGCTGTCATACCAGATTTTCAGGTATGTGACTTCCAATTCGTTGGAACTGTCCATCGGCGCGCCGACTTCCAGTTTCCCTGGCTCAGTATTCTTCGGGATACCGTTGACAGTTACCCGCAACGGCACCGCCCGGTAGGTACCGTTTGCCGCATCATTGACCTGTATCGCGCCCCGCAGATCTAATTGATGTACTTTCGGCGCAGCCAGGGATAACAATCGCGGGGTCGGTGTACGCCACGAGAGGGACAGCGTCATGCTCTGGTAGTGTCCAATGACCGGGCTGTCATATTCGCCGGCAATGCCGGCGCCCTTGACGGTCTCCGTCATGGCTTCCAGACTAGGCAGCTCAGCGTCAACAAGACCGACAAAGTTATTGCCAGTCTCATATACCCGAAAGTTGATGAGTTTTTCAGGAATTTTGTTCATGTTGCATGCCCTCCTTAACCGAACAAGGTATTGAAATACGAAACATCATACTCAATAACCTCGTCGATAGTCTCAGCCGGAGGCGGTGGCGCCACATAATAATGCAGTCGAAAGACACCGTTGGCTAAGTCGGTGTCCGGGTTTTCTGCTTGTAAGAACATAACTCGACCGCCGAGAATCATTTCACGCGCAGCCAACCCGTTCAGCCAGATATTTGCGCTATCTACCAGCGTTTCCACCAGCCGCCGATTGATCGGAGCATCCACCTTCTGCCAATGAGTAAAAACCAAAGTATTGGCGATCCAGTTGAACATGCGCCGCACCGGGATAAACGTATCTTTTATGTCCGTATTGCCCGGATACGCGCCGGTACGGTTACCCCAGAGCTTCCAGCCCCCGATAAAGTTCAGCGCCGTGACAATGCCCTGGCCGTTCAGATAGTTTGCCTGATCCAGCCCCAGAGAAACAGCCGCGCCGCTGGCCAGCACTGCGGCATTGGCCTGCAAGTTTTTGTTGGATGGGCTGATGTACGGAATATCATCGTTTGCCGCATCAGTCTGGCAGTTAATGCCGGCAATTTGCGTACTGAGATGAAACTGCCGGCCGCCCAGGGAAACTTTAGGCCAGCCGACGATAAGCTGCGGATCCACATAGTTGTTATTGGTTTTCCAGGCCGGAGCCTGCGTGTATTGCGTGGCCGCCCCTTCCCCGCTGGTGGGAATGTCGGCAATGGCTATTGCCTGGAATACGCTGTTAATACTGCCGGCTTTGGCGTGCATAACGGCGGCCACCAGTGGATCTGTTGACCAACCCGGCGCCAGAATCTGACCAGGCACAATTTGAAACAGCGGATATACCCGGGCAACCAGCTCCAGCCCTTCGGGTTCGCCGGTGGTAACATCGATGCCGCCGACTATGTCGTCGCTGTCGACAGCCGCCGGATCCAGCTTGGTAAAGCTGACAACCAGGCTTGCCTGTTCGGGCGAAATGGCACCACCATCGATTGGCGTGATAACGACCTGCAGGTCGTCGTTGTAGCCGGCAACGTAATCCGTATCTGTTACCAGAGGCTGACCGGCTTCGACCAGTTTGACCGCCAAAGTATTGAGCATTACCGGCGCATTGACAATAATGAATTTCCCATCGGCTTTGTTGATCGTCTGATTGGCAACTTCCGTTTTATGGACTGCCGGGTCGAGCACATTGACCAAGACCACCGGGGCCACGTTAAACAGCGAAAAATGACTGTAGATGAATTCGCAAAGCGTGTATTTTCCCCAGTCGGTCGAATAGCCGAAGGCAGCCACCGCCTCAGCGTAGGTGTAAGCCAGTACCGGTTTATTCGCTCCTGCCGGGGCGCTCGCCAGGTGCAGCGGCGCTGTTCCGAACACAACCGGTAAGCCGGCTGATGTTTTAACTGGCGGAATTATTGATGTCGGTACTTCTGACGGGAATACCCCATGTTTATACGCCATGCTTTAGACCTCCTTCCTGAATGAATTTTACGATTGCCTGATACCGCAGGTTTTCCAGCGAGCCGGTTGTTTGAACGGCTGCGGTAACGGTCTGAAGTTTAGCCGGCGACACAAACAACGACTTGATAGCCGGGCATTTACTGATTGCATCATTTAGATGCTCCGGTATGCCGCCTTTGTAAATGGTGTGTTTTTGCAGCAGTCCGCCTGGCAGGTTAGGGCCGCAATAAATAAGGCGCTCCGGCTTTATAGCAGGGAGCGCCGTTTCCTTTTTAGTTGCCAAAGTAAACATCCTCCTCCATTTCCGTTAAAATCGGCCGGCCGATGGCCCATATTGTCGTCATCCAGGCTATCCAATACGGCCAGGGCTGCTCTTCAGGCATTTCCCATCTAATCGGCAACTGCAGATCAAACTGGTTAGCTAATGGCCGTTGAGTGAGGATTTCCTGCCGAATGCGCTCCAAGACAGTTAACGGATCGCGCCAGCCCTGGCCGTGCTTTGAATAGGTTGTTGCAATGATCCGAACGGTGGCCGTACCCGCCTGCTGACTGTCCTCGCCGGCAACAAAGCGAGCGATGACAAAGGGCACAGCTTTTTCCGCAGGATCCTCCGGGGGCTTGCCCGGCCTCGGCTCATCGTCATCCAGGAAACCCGGAATAACGACCGGCGAACGCCGTTTTTTGCCCTTTACTTCAAGCATTAGCTCTGCAGTAGCCTCAGTAATTAATTTGCCTAGTTCATCAATAAGCAGCAGCGGTGTCATCGGCCAGCACCTCGCAATAATCGGTAAATCTCATGACCGAGACGGTCATTTACCCGGCGCTGCGCGTTTTGCTCGACATAGCGCGATACGTTTGGACTGCCCACCATCTGCGCAACAGATGGTCCGTAAAGTTGTTCGATAGGAAACCGTTTCTTGCCCTCACGCCAAAATACACCAACATGACCGCTTGCGAGTTTAGCAATAAATGTTTCGGGGATAACCTCACCGCCTGTCCGCTTTACCTGGGCATGAATGCCGTTGGCTGGTCGGTTCTTTGTTACCTTTCCAGGGCGCAGCTTGAAATATGATAATGCCCGCGGCCGGCCGCGTGAGGTCACGGCTGCTGTCAAATTAGATGGATTGGCTTTCCTGATACCAATGGTTTCGCGTACTCTTCCGGATGTAATAACATATTCCTCGCGAACCTGGCGGACGGCATCGGTCCGTGCCCCTTCGGTGGCGCGGTTAATGGTATTCGCCAATGCTTTTGGCAAACCGCCGGGAATATGCCCCAGCACCTTCTGAGCAAATTCTATGCGTTCCGCAGTAATACCGATCACGGCCGGTTCGCCCCCAGTTCAATCTCCAATATTCCTTCACTGTCCAAGCAATCGATAACGATATACCATTCACCATCAAACGTTATTTTCTGATCACGTTCCGGGCGGTACCCGATATCAGCCTCGCTGACAAAGATCGTGATCTGGCGGGCATAGATCCCGTCAAAGTTTTCGCTTTGACGGGTGCCGCGCTTCTTTGATATATCATCATCGATGACACAACTAATTTGCTGGCCGTGAACGTCGTGCATGTCGGCGAATTCATTGGTATTGAGAAAGACCGTCGACATATCGGCGGCAATTTGATCTTTGAAACTCATCAGCCGATCTTGACACGGGCAGTCGTGCCGGCAGATTCTTTGATAGCCACACAAATTCCAGCTGGTGTGTTACTGGTGTCTGTCTTGGTCAGCTTGTTCGCTGCATCATCCCAATACAACTTATCACCAACCGCGAAGGCAGCAGTATTGACTGCAGCTGCTTCAAATACTCCGGTTATGGTGACAGATCCGGTCGCGCCGCTGGCGATGTCTTCGAGTGCAACGCCTACACATGTAACCAAGGGAACAACTGCTCCATATGCAATATTGGCTGCAGCAGTATAGTCGATTACGTTACCACTCTGAATAAAAGTCGCTTCTTTAGCCATTATCTATTATCCCTCCGATTATTTATTTACCAGGAAAAGGCGGGGTTCCCCGCCGTGGTCATTACGCCCCTGCATTCTTGTAGAGTCCACGGAAATCAAGCAGATTGACGCCGAAGTCGAAATACAACCTCCACTCGATCCCTAAAACCTCCCAGCTTACTTGTGATTCTAGCGTGGGCTGCTGGCGACCATTCAGGTAGGTTACCTCAATGGTATCGGCATACCCGGCGGCGGCAGCTAAATACCAATTAGTTAGACTGATATCATCGATACAAGGGTCAGAAACCACGGTCAGTTTGTTGGCAAACGGATTCGGGGTTGCATTGGATTTGCTCGGGTCGACGAGTGAGCCAATGAGCTGCGCAGCTGTTACTTCGAGCTCAGTCGGCACCAGCAGATATGCCGGTTGAATGTTGAGATATTCTTTGCCGCCGATATTCGTTTGTTTCGCCATGGCGGCTTTAGCCTTGCCTAAAGATGCAACCGCCAGGGCAGCGGCGGTTGCTGCCAAGTTCTTATGATCAGCATGGAATAGAGCCGCATTTTCAATGGTTGGGTTGTCCTTAAGTACCTTGTAAACCAAGCGGTTAATGCCGCGGGGAATGGCGGCGCCATGAATGGCAGGGATGCGAGACAATGCGCCCATATCATCATTGATGATAGCCTGGCGAGTAATGCTGAATTTTTTACCATAGGTTCCGATCGACACAGTGGCGCCGGCTTCAGTAACTTCGCTATGCTTGAATTCACCTTGACTAGTCAGTTTCTCCAACTCGCCAGCCTCAGATATCCTGTATCGAGTACCAGTTTTGAAGTCTGATTGCGTGCCAGTTCCAGTCCAGATTTGATACGTAGTCGGAACGGCTTGGTAAGCGTTAGACATTGATTTATTCGCCACATTCGACAAAATACCAGAGAACTGACTCGCACCCGTGAGTGCTTCACGAATCATGGCTTCGTCATCTGAGAATTTACCACGCTTGCCATCGCGACGCTCAACGCATTCTTCAGCCAGGCGGAGCAACCGGAATGAGCGAAAATCATTAGCGCCGTCAGCAGGTTTATCAATCTTGACCCCTGCACGCATGGCCAATCCGTCGATCATTGCAGCACGGACTTTTTCAGCTTCATCAGTGGCCACTCGGACAGTCGATACAGGAGCCTGTTTGCGAATTTGCTCATCCATGATAGTCTTCCGTACCTCGTCAACTGCAGTTCCCTTATTGATGTATTCGGCAGGGTCAACCTCGAATGCACGGCAAATACTTGTGATTTCTGTTACGCGAACACGTTCATCTGCCTGGGCTTTAACGCGAATAGCGTCTTCGGCGGCCTTACGGGTAGTTTCTTCTGCAGCCTTACGAGCGGCTTCAGCAGCAATTTCTTCTGGGGTCATATTGGAATCACTCCTTATAAACTTATTTTCTGGTTGAGTATCTGAACGGCTTTCGCCGGTTTCAGCAGATCGGCCAACACCGACAGAAGTATCTGCCGGGATAGACACAATACTGATTTCAGTTGGTTTCCATTTGCGGGCAATCCAGCATGGACCCTGGAAGCGTCCGCAACTCGACACTGCATTTGATTCAACAACTTCCCATTGACTGACTGTGTAGCGGCAAGAAACGGCTTTAAGGCTACCGCTGCGTACCTTCTGAAAATATTTGTCCGCTTCGGGGTCATCATCGAATCGGACTACAGCTTCACCGCGATTATTAGCAATGACAGCGGACTCAATACCGCCAATCGGCATATCCAGGTTATGATTGAACAGCAGTACACCAATGTCGTTAATTTGTGTTAAGTCGCACGCGCCAGGCGAATGGTCAAGGATCTCGACATCTCCCCATCGCACGACATCGGTCGTTTCACTGGAAAACGAAAGCGGCACCGTCCGTTTTTCAACGTCGATTGCCGCCCGCTCTAAGGTTATGCTTCTACTGAGGTCATTCGCCCATGTTGGTGTTCGGTTGTTTAGTGGCGGCATTTTGTACCGTCCCCCCTTTTGTTCCTGTGTTTAATTCAAGTCCAAGCTCTTTTGCATAGTCCTGTTCACGCTTGCGTTGCTGGTAAACGTCTTTCCAGTCGTCACCGCGCTCAGCACAACTGTCAGCAACGGTCGTTAAACCGGCGTCAATCTCTTCGCGAGTAGCCTTAATATCTTTTAAGGGATCAATCCAGGCCCAGCCTGGCGCGATCCAGGTGCATTTTAGGTATTTGTCCTCGTTTTGCCAATAATCAGGAATTTTTACGACACCTTTTAAGACGCAAGCGCGAACAAAATCCTTCCAGATTGGGCGGCAGAAGTGAATAGTTATATATCTCTGAATAGGAATAAACGTCCTGCGATCCGCTAAATGCCCCATTCTCGCGCTGGCATACGTCGACTTTGACATATCGCGGGAAACTTCTTCATAGCTGATGCCAATACCGGCACCGGCTAGTCTTAATTCCACCTCCGTATAGTCACGAACGCTGGCGCCGCTAGCTGGAGGTTGAGCGGTTGAGATTTTTTCCCCGGGCGCAAGATAGGTGACCGTGCCTGGTACGAGGTCTTTTACTGGTTTCTCTTTACCATCCTGACGCAACGTTCGAATCTGTTCAGCCGGCATTTCTGTTTCCACATAGGCAGCAAAACAAGCTGCAATTTCCCTACAGAGTAGCTCTGCATCAAGGTATCTCCCTGTCTCTTTGAGCCGTGTCATGATGCGATGCAACTCGCTAATGCCCCGCGTTTGGGTAGGCCGGCGCTTTTTGAATAGATGCAAGACGTTTTTTGCTGGTACACGGCGAGCATCAAGAGTAATAAATCCATCCGGACTCATTTCCTGGAACCAATAGGCTTGAGGTCTGAAATATTTATTGACTTCAACGCCATGCAAGATCACATTATTGGTTCCCGGGGCGTTTAACAGTCCTGCTGCCAGTAGATCCGGTTCAATTAATTGCAGTTGAAGCGGCAAGTATAGTGACTTATCATCCATCATGATTGGCAACACGAAAATTTCCCCGTCATAAATCCGGCGAATCAATGCCATTGTCTGCAACTCGTAAAATGATTGATGCCCCGTAATATCACAGTTTTCTGGCATTGCCCATTTCTCAAACGCTTCTTCCAACTGCTGGTTCAACGGCTCATTAAATGATCCATCAGCATTTTTAATTTGTGCTTGCGGCTTAATGCCGGTCCCAATGACATTTCTCACAATAGCATCAACAACAGACTCAGCAATATCACTATTGCGTTCTAATTCCCGCGCCCTAGCAGTGATAAGCGGTCTTTGGGTTGCATCGGTCTGCTCTGGACTCGCATTAACTGGCACCCAATCAGACGTATTCCTGTCGATTTTACCGGCTTCATAGTTCCTAACGGCATTTAATCCAGCTTGATAACGGGCACGGAAGTACGCAGCACGAGGTGAAACATACGCAATCGCTCTGTCTAATAGGCTCATTTTCATCGGAGCGGCCTCCCCATATAGGCTGTATTGCCGCTTTTCTGCATAGCAATTCGGTTCAGCAAGTCTTTCTCGCGAGCGTATAACGTCGAAAGTTCGTGGTTTTTCAATCGCCTACTGCCAATTTGATACTCGCTAGCTCCGCTCTCAATAGCGGCAATACGAGCCTGGACCCTATCCAGTTGGACTTCTAACGTTTCTGCCAATGAGTATCATCTCCTTTACGCAAATAGCCAGCTTATAATCTGGATCTGCTGATTGCTTTTTAGTCTCATGTCGTCATCGTAAGCCTTCAAGTAGTATTCAATTTTCGACTCGACCATTTCTGTGTTAATGATTAACTCGGTTGCGCCGGTGGGCAACCTGACAGCGACGACTATTTTAGTTACTGCGCCTAGATCTCTAATTGAAGCTTGATGACAAATAACAAACTGCTCTTTCCATGTTTTCACGCGCATCATCTCCTCCTGTGCAATACTCGACCGCGGCCACTTAAAAAACCGTCCCGCTGTTCTGGCGGACGGTCTTCTTTTGGCGGCTCTGGTTGTTGTTCTTGTGGCTTTGTGGCAAATCTAACGCCTAACAAGTCAGCGGCGGCAGCGGCTCCAACTTCGCAGTCTAGCAAGTGGTTTTGCGCATGGCTGCCAATTGGCTTCCACGTTTCAGTGACTACTCCGGTTCGCTTGTTTTGCTCGGATACTTTCTGCTCGCTGCAAATTTGGTCCGCATATTCACGTTGACAATTATTATAGACATTAAAGGCGCCGGGTGTACCCGTCGGTTTTGCGAGGCTGCCGGCAATCTGGTTTTTGAACTGGTCAGTGTCCAATACATAAAGAGTCAGCCCTGCTCCTTTTCCCTTATCTATTCTAGTAGCAGAGTATCGAG